TTTCTATTTTGTAATCTATCCATTTCATTATTTTTCCTTTTTTTTGTTTAATGTTCAAACGCAGATTGGAACTGAGTAGCAACTTCAGTTGTTCTTATGTTTTCCCTGTCCTTATTCCTAATTATAATATTCTCTGCTTTTCTATGCTATATCCTCGTCTGTTTTTACACACGAATATTATAATATTATCAGAACCCTACAATGCTCGTTTCATTATTTTATCCTTTTTTTGCCTGTGAATATACGAAATAAAAGGGAAATAATCTATGACTATTCCCCTAATATTTCTTGCCTCTTGTAATTCTTGTAGAATACAATATTTATGCCAACCAAGGCGTGGGATTCGAACCCTTTTCTTAGAACCGTCGTTCATATCTAAATATTATATTCTACAAATGTAATTCTATTAACAAGCATTGTCCCTTTATAAGATAGATTCCTGCTTTATGCCTTACAATACATAAAGTTTCTCTTGTAAGATTATGACTATCTGTTAGACAATGCTTATTAATGTATTAATTATGAGCAAACACTTTGTTACTCTCAATACTATTTCTATTAAACATTGCGTCATATTGCATATGGTCAGATAATGTTCTTGTTACCTGTTCTGCTGTATGACAATGGTCCTGTATATGTGTTAATAATCTTACATTATTTATTTTACTGAACCTGAATAAGCGTTGTCCTGATTGCACATTCCAACGATTATTTAACTCACATATCAAATGATATCGTATGCTTTTCATAGTTTTTTTCCTCTTATTACATTTTTTTAATTGTAGGGTATTTAAAGTGCATAGAGACACGAATGCCTCTACACACTATAAACTTAGTCAGTTGAAGTAACTAAGGATGACAAGTCATTACCTCCACCAGACATTAGTCTAATGTTACCAGTAAACTTCTTGTATTCAGTATCATACTTCAACTTACCAATGCATAAATCCCTTGAAGACAATGCGTCATTCAAGATAGTCTTAACCTTAGACTCATCATCTGCTTTAACATTAGTAACTTCCATAAGATGACCAGCACCGCATTGTTTCAAACTAATGTTCAATGCTTTGAATGCACCGTCAATCTTAACAAAATATTTAATATAGTATTTCATAGTTTATTATTCCTTATATTTATTAATATACTGAGATAAGAGGGGAAATTCACTCCCCCTAGTAAGTAAGGTGTATATTCAACGAATCGTTAAATTTCAACGAAAATGTAAATTATAAACCAAAATAAGGGGGGAGTGCATTTCATATATATCACTCACACGCATTCTAACCCTATTTTTTTTTGGATTTTTTTTATCTGGACTTTAATTCTATTTGTTGTGTAAATTATCACATGAAGCGTAAAAAACAACATTTAGAGAAATTAGATAAAAAAACTGGTAAATGGGTAAAAGTTCCTTTATCGGAAGCTAATGAAGAAATGATGCAGATTTACGACAGAATGGAGGCTGAGTTAGAAATATCAGCTAAGATAGAAGCAATGAAACTTGGGTTATACACAATTAAAAAGAAAAACTGACTAATTAGCTAATTTAAATACGTTTATGTATAAACTACGAATATATTAGCGATTAATTATCTTATTTATACCCTACATTAGGAGCATTATGAAGAAACCAAAGAATAAGTTAACGTACAAGCAGATGGTAAGTATTATGGCTGGGATGGATAAAACCATACAACAGCAACAAATGCTGCTTTTCAACGTAGATAAGCTATTGCAAGAGTACATTGACTATAAAGAAGAAACGGAATCCTTCAAAAAATTTTTAGAAAAAAAATATGATAACAATAACGAAGAAGCTGAAAAGAAATAACTTCCAACCTCAAACGTTTCGTGTGTATACCAAGGAAGAAGCTAAGGGTAAGGGCTTAAAATGGAGACATTGGGGGGAAGCAAAGGAAGGTGAGTATGGGATATCAGACGATGGGTATGTTGCTGAGTGTATATATCGCAAGGTATATGGAGAAAAGGTGGAATATACCTACCCGTACGGTAGACAATGGCTAACTGCCTGGGGTAAACTAGAGTTTGAACCGCATTGGAGGTCTAATAACTTCAGTACAGTGTCTACAAAGAGCTATAATGACCTAGAAGTACAAAAGAAGGGTGCAGATATAGCTATGGATGCGTATATAGCGTACAAAATGGCAGGATTATCGCCAGATTGGGAGAAAATAGGCAGATTATACAGGCCCGACCAAGATAATCCCGTTATTGCTGCAAAAAGATTATTTAAAACGAAACAGGTAAAGAAAATGATACAGGATAAACTGAAGGACATTTTAATTGATAAGAATATTGATGAAGGATTTGTACTTGATGTAATAAAAGATGCTATTGAAGTAGCTAAAGTAAAAGAAGACTCTGGTAATATGATACGTGCAGCTAAAGAGCTGTCAGAGTTTTTAGATATGAAACCAAAAACGAAACAGGTTACAGAATCTTTAGAAATGGATATGTCGCATCAAATTGCAGACAGCTATGAAAAACAAACTAAAAAATTAAAAGCTACACAAACTAGGCAATTAGATGAAGAAAACAATAGTTATATCGGGGAAGAAAGCGAATCTGAGTGAGTTACTAGCAGTATTGTTAGAAGTTGCAGAAGATTTTGAGGTTTCCATAGTTATAGAGAATTAATGGATAAAAAAAAGATATTATTAGAAATGCAACAAGATATGTTGTTATTTGGGCGTATGGTGATGCCCAATATGTTTAGCAGTGAATCACCACCTTTTCATTATGACCTAACTAAAGAGTTGTTAAATACTGATGAAAAACAGATTAACATTATTGCTCCTAGAGGTCATGCAAAAAGTTCGGTAGCAGCTGGGATATTTCCTTTGTTTCATTTGATGTTTACTCCTGGTGTAAAGGTAATCGTATTGGTTTCCCGAACACAATCCCATGCTACCAAGCTTTTAGGTACTATTAAAGACGTATTAGATTACTCAAAAGAGTTTCGATATTTTTTTGGATACTGGGGAATGCAGTCTGCTAGAAAGTGGACTAATACAGAAGTAGAGTTAAAAGATGGCAGCTTAATTGTATGCAAGGGTACTGGACAACAGATACGTGGTATCAAACACGGTAATCAACGACCTACTCTTTTAATATTAGATGACCCTGAAGACGAGAACAACACTAAGACTGCTGAGGCAATGGAGTATAACTTGCGTTGGTTATTGCAATCTGGTGTTCCATCGGTTGACCCACTAACAGGGAGGATTGTAGTGATTGGTACTCCTCAACACGAACGTTGTTTAGTTGAAACATTAAAAGAAATGAAAGGTTGGAACACAAAAGAGTATAGACCAGACTTAGAAGATGATTACAGTCTATGGCCAGAAGTATGGCCTGTAGAAAAATTAAAGGAAAAGAAAGAAGAACTAGAGAGTATTAATCGTTTATCAGTATTTTATAGAGAGTATCTATGTCAAATTGTAGGCGATGAAGACAATTTGTTTAGAAAAGATGATTTAAAATACTATGAAGGATATGTTGAACGAGATGAGCAAGGGTTGTCGACTCTCATCCTGACGAACCTTAATGGTGAGGAAGTAGACGAGAGGAGACCTGTAAACGTGTTTACTGGTGTCGACCCTGCATCTAGTACAAAGAAAGGAGCTGACTATAGTGTCATATTTAATATTGCTGTCGATGGGGATAATAATAGGTATGTGTTGCCTTACTTTCGTAAAAGAGCAACGCCTTTGGATTTGGCAGATTCGATTATTAATAACTTCAGAACTTACAGAAGTGCTAAAACTCGTATTGAATCGGTTGGGTATCAGGAAATGCTTAGACAATATATCAAAGAACAAGCAGAAGAACTAGGAATGTTTATACCTGGTCTAGAAATAAAAGAAAACCCAAGAACAAGTAAATCATACAGATTAGAAAGTTTGCAGCCATTATTTGCAAATGGTAAAGTACATATACAAAAAGATATGCAAGCATTTATAGATGAGTGTACTTTATATCCAAGAGGTAAGCATGATGACTTGCTTGATGGTTTTTTCTATGCAAATAAAAATTGTTATCGACCTGCTCACGAAGCACAGCAAAAACAAGAAGAACCTACATGGTTTACTAGAAAAAGTAAATCTTGGAAGATATTGTAAATAGTCCTTGACAAGAATCTAAAAATTCCCGTAATTTTGACCTAATACATTTATGGATAAAAACAAGTACTTTTTAACATTTAAAGAATTTATTTTTAAAATAGATAATTTAGATACAGTAGAAGTACCTAAAGGATATATACAAATAGATGCCCAAAAAAATACAAAAAAGAACACAAAGCACAAGAACGCAAGGAAAAGATGATTTAGAGTTTGTGTTTGATTATCAAACTGGTGATGTCAACCAGGTAGAAATATCAGAAGAAGTGGAAATAACTAGAGAGTTATTCCATGATTATAAAAGTGCAAGAGAGTTATGGGCACAAAAATTTCAAGAATCTGTAGAGTTTAGAGCAGGTGCACAATGGACTAATGAAGAACGTGATGTATTAGAATCACGTGGACAAGCACCTATCGTAGTTAACAGAATACATCCAATCGTAGAGACTGCAAAATCTCTTTTAACATATAATTCACCTCAATTTCGCTCCACTGGTCGTGAAGACTCGGATAGAGAAACAGCAAAAGTATTCTCAGATTTGTTTCAGTATATATGGCAAGTATCATCTGGAGATGAAGAATTAAAACAAGCTATTGACGATTATTACGTTGGTGGTATGGGAGTTCTTCAAGTATATCAAGACCCTGATGCTGATTTAGGAAAAGGTGAAGTATATATCAAATCTATAAATCCATTAGACGTATATATAGACCCAAATGCAAAAGATGTTTATGGCCGTGATGCTGCAAATATATTAGTTACAACATATATGACAGATGAACAGGCAATGCAAACATATCCAGAGTTTTATGATATTATAGAACAATCTGCTATGCATCCAGACGAATCAGATGATTATCCTGTTACAAACTTAGCAGCTACTGAAGGTCAACTATTTACTACAGATGGAACAGAAACTGTACATAATAGAAGACAATACATAGAAAGATATTCAAAAGAAATGCATTGTTATTACAATTCTTATGAACCTTTTTCTCAGCAAGAACATTTACTCAATGAAGAAGAGTATAATGAGTATTTAATGAAATTTTATATCAAAGTAAAAACTATAAAAGGAGAAGAGGTTATATTATTTGAGGAAGATTCTATTAAAGAAATGTTTCAGGTAATTGAAACTACTGGGCCATTATTTCATTATGAGTTACCAGACCCTCAATATGATGCACAAGGTCAACCTATACCTCAGCAACCTGTAAGAGTTCCAGGAGAGGAAGACGAAAACTCTATTCCAGGTAGTACTACTATTTTAATACCAATGACAGTTGAAGAAATGATTGGAACTGGAGATATAATATCTAATAAAATAGAAAAATGTTGTGTGAAGATGGTTGTCTCTGTTGGCGATAAATTACTTTATGAAAGATTGCTACCCACAGAAGATTATCCTATAGTTCCTTTAATGAACATACATCACAGAAATCCGTTTCCTGAATCAGATGTTAGACTATATAGACCATTGCAAGAATACATAAATAAAATTCGTTCTTTGATTATTGCACACGCTAGTACGAGTACAAATGTAAAACTATTAATACCTAGAGGTTCTGCTGATTTAAATCAAATAGAACAAGAATGGAGTAAAGCTGGTACTAGTGTTATTGAATTTGATGCAGAGTTAGGTGCACCGATTGTAGCTGGCCCAGTCCCACTACCAAATGAGCTTTATAAAAATGAAGCGGATGCCAAATATGATTTAGAATATGGATTTGGTATTTTTGAATTGATGCAAGGTAGTGGTAGAAGTGCACCATCGACTTATAGAGGTACATTAGTTGTTGATGAGTTTGGCCAGCGTAGAATTAAATCAAGAAGAGATGATATAGAAGGAATGTTAAATCAATTAGCTAAAGTTGCAATACCATTAATGCAGCAATTATACACAGAAGAAAAAGTAATTAGACTAATACAACCTAATGGCAATGAAAAAGAACAACGATTTAACTTTTACAAAGAAATGGAAAATGGAGATGTTGCACGCTTTCATGATATAGGTGTTGGAAAATATGATGTTGTAGTAGTTTCTGGCTCTACATTACCTACAAATAGAATGGCATTGTTAAATACTTATATGCAAATGTATCAAATGGGATTAATAGACCAAACAGAAGTATTAAAAAAGTCAGAATTAGTAGATTTAGATGGTGTAATGGAACGAAGTGGACAAATGAAACAAATGATGCAACAAGTAGAAATGTTACAAGAAGAATTAAAGAAGGTGCGTGGAGACCTTCAAACTGCTGAACGTGAAGAGATACATGCTAAAAAACGTTTAGAAGTAGAAAAATTCACCTCTGATTTAGATAAAGTATCTAACAGAGCTGATATGGCAACTACGCTTTATAAAGCAAGGTTGAACGATGCAAAACAACAGTTAATGAACTCCGATATTAGTCCAGATGCAGAAGCACAAATTGATATATTTGAGCCTATGGAAGACGAATTGGAGAGTTAACAAGGAGATAAAATGGAAGAAAACACAATGGACAGAGTAGATGAGCAAGCAGTAGAAGGCGTAACGACTGAGCCAACAACTGCTTCAGAAGACATTTTTAACGAAATATTTGGAGAAGCACAACAGGTTGCTCCTGTTAGCCAAGAAGTAGTTCAAAGTGAACCTGCTGAGACTCAGACTGCTATGGAACCAAAGAACGACCCTGACCAGTTTCAATACTGGCAAAGTCAAGCTGATAAGAGACAAGCAGAAGTAGATATGTTGAAATCGCAAATGGCAGATGTTATGTCAAAAGTGAGTCAAACTGCACCTGCTGCTCCAGTTGAAAAGGAAACAGTTTTAGAAAAACCTGTTAAACCTCGTAAACCAGCTGACTTCGACCGTTCTGAAGCTTTGACTGACCCTGATAGTGCATCAGCACAGTACTTAGCAAAGCAAGAATCTTATTTGGAAGCTATGTCAGATTATGTAGCAACTTCAAATGAGCAAGTTATGCAAACGATGACAAAAACAAAACAAGAACAAGAAGCTATTGCGAGAGACCAAAAGGTGTTAAGAGACTTACAGTCTAATTACAACTATACTCCTGAGCAAGCGAATGATTTTGTAGCACAAATGTCATCACCAGATTCATTATCGTTAGATAACTTGGTGCAACTTCACCAGTTGAAAATGAACAGTGGTTCACAACAGGTTACACAAGTAACCCCACAAGCTCAACAGAAAGCTGCAGTGATGAATCAACGTAATGAAAAGCTAAGTATACCTAAACCTATCGGAGTACAACCAGGAGCTAGTGACCAGTCGCCAACTAAAAACGTAGAAGATAAAATGATGGATGCGATGATTGGAAATTTTAATAAGCGTAATCCATTCTAATTTAAGGAGAAGGCAAAATGGCACAAGATACAAATGGAATATTTTCAGGTAGCATTGGTGGAAGCGCAGCCCTATCGGGACAGGTTTCTATTAATGATGCAAGAAGAGTATTCAATTTCGGTGAAAGAGTAGCGGAATTAAATCCAGCTGCTTCGCCTTTCTTCGCATATTTATCTAAAATTGCTAAGAAACCTACAGATGACCCTGTATTTAAATTCTTAGAAAAAAGACATCAATGGCAACGTAGAAACTTCTTTGTTGATGGGCCAATTACCCATACTTCAAATGGAAGTTCTACTCAAGAGACTTTTGATTTAGCAAAAGCTACTGACAAAATCGATGTTGACTATGATATTTATGGAAGAAAAGCAGGAGGACCCTATAAGGCAGAATATTTAACAGCAGGACAGATGATTGCAATCGAAGGGCAATTAGATGCAAACGCTGGAGCAAGTTCTGATAAAAGCCTTATAGTGTACTATAGAGTAACAGACTTAACTCAAAACACAGCAGATACAAGTTTATCAGCTGAATTTGTTAAAGCTATCGAACTAGGTGTTGAAAACGGAGCATTAGATGTTACTGCACTAGTTAGTGGAGACAAAATCGTACACGCTGATAACTCAAAGGGCCAAGTAATTGGTTCAGCATGGTCAGAAGGCGACACAGCACCTGATGGCTGGAGAGATGAGTTTTACTCAAGAGAAGGATACTGTCAGATTTTTAAAACTGCAGTACCTCTATTCTCAGGAACTTCTTTAGCTACACGCTACAGAGGTGACGCTAACGAATACATGAGAGTATATCAAGAGAAACTTATGGAACATAAGATGGACATTGAAAATGCTTTATTATTCGGTTATGGTGAAGTAGATGAAACTTCAACAGCACAACAAAGAAAAACATGGGGTATTTTACCTTACACTGAAGTATACGGAAAGGTTAAAACCTTTACTTACGCTTCATCAGGGTATGATGACTTCGTAGATGCTATGTCAGATATTTTTGATGCAGAATCTGGTGCAGGTGGCAGTAAAATGGTACTTGCTTCACGTTCTATCATGAACTGGCTTAACAAATTAGGTGGTAGTTCTTTCTTAGGAAATACTATGGCATCAGGAGTTGGAACATCTGCAACAGGTGTACCAACATCTGCACCATATGGTGTTTCTTTAGACAAGGGACAATCACTGTTTAATGGTGTTAATGTAACACAAGTAGATACCCTATATGGTACTCTTAACTTTGTTATGGAACCACTATTAAGAGGTCCTTGGGCAAACCACGCTATTGTTGTTGACTTAAACAACGTAGCTTACAGACCACTAGCTGGTAATGGTGAGTCAAGAGATACTCAAATTATTACTAACATTCAGAACAACGATGTAGACGGAAGAAAAGACATGATTCTTACAGAAGCAGGTCTTGAAATTCAACTTCCAGAAACACACGCTATTTTGAAATTTAGCTAATAGTTGAATACGGGGGAGTTGCAATATACTCCCCCAAATAATTTTTAAATTAAAAAGGGGAAAACAATGGCAAATCCATTATTAAAATTAGGAGTAAAAACAGCACTTAAAGGTGGTAAAAAACTTGCTAAAAAAATTAAGACTAGAGCTAATAGTACCAACAATATAAATACTGGCCCTGTTGATAGAGCTATAAAAAGAACAAAAAAAATTATTGATAGATATGAAGGTGCAATAGATAATTATACTTTAGGAGGAAATCCTGGTACAAAATTAAATGTAGGTGCTCCTAATGCACTTAATAGAGGTTTACAAAAAGCAAAAGCTTTAAAAAACAATTTAGGTTTTAAAAGATTACATAAAAAAATGGGTATTAAATAAAAGGAGAATATTATGGGCGGACCATTAGTATCAGTAGCAAGAGTAGCAGGAAAAGCATTGATGAAATCACCTGCAGGTAAAAGATTAAAGAAAAAAGGAATAGAAGCTGGAAAAAAACTTGTATCACGTGCAAAAACTGCACGTAATTACGCACAACAAAGTACAAATAATTCTACTGTAAGAGATGGTCTTACAGAAAGTATGATGCGATTAAAACCATCAGGTGAAATGTCTAGAGGTATATCAATGGGTGTTAAATTTGGTAAAGCTCAAGCAGCTAAAGAGGGTGTAAAAGCAGCTTTAGTATCAGGTGGAGCAGGATATCTTTTAGGTAAAAAAAATAAAAAATAGGAAAGTAAATGAGTATTAAAACAGAAATAGAAGCATACACTGGTGACATAGATACTCCAGACATTACTGCACAAGCATTGCAGTTTGCAAAAGATGGTGTAAGATATATTTATTCTATAGTGTTGACTAACCCTGAAATGGGAGAAAGATTGTCAGCTAATACAGACTTGAATACTGCATCACCAACATTGACACTAACAAACGTAATGTCATTAGACTACGTTTTAAGAAACGATGGTGTTATTGATAGACCTTGTACTGAAGGAGAATCTTCTATGGCAGGAGCATATAGTGACCCAGATAGTTTACATAGAGCAACTATAACTAGCCCTGTTTATTATATTAAAAACAATGACTTAACTATTATACCTGCTCCTCTTGATGCACAGCTTGGTAAAGTTGGAAGTGTAACACCAGATACTACATTTACTCTAACTGACGATTATAGTGATTTAACAGGACTGCTTCCAGAACTATCATTGGGTGTTACATTGTATGCTGCAAGCATGGTATTGTTAACTAAAATGAATGCTATAGGAAAACCAACAGATACAAATCTAACTACTATTGCAGGTACTGCTAGCGTTGATACAGAGGCTGATAGAGTAGATATTACTAAATGGTTTAATATTGTTGGTGATTATATACAAGATGAAGATGTCGAACTAGCATCTGCATATTTATCAAAAATAAATAGTTATTTACAAAATTATCAAATGGAACTAACTGGAGACCAATCACAATACCAGTGGTATGAATCACAGTATGTAAAGGTTAGTCAATCGTTAGCTGCATTTTTAGAACCATACGTAGGAGCATAATATGAAGTTACAAAAAATGATAGATATGGTAAAAAAACATCATCCAGAACTTGGTAATGTAGAAATTATTGAAATGTTAAATCAAGCATCTGATGAGTTTTGTCAACGTACATTAATACTTGATGAAGCTACTCAGTTTACAACAGTAGCTGGACAAAGATATTATGGATTAAAAGATGGTATATTAGAAATTAAATCAGTAGACCTTAGAGATGAAGATGGTAATGATGTTAGCATTAAACGTTTACAAGGTAGACCAAAGTATAGGGATATAATATAATGGCAAATAATTATTCAAGAGTATATAATCGTTCTGTAAAAGAAAATGTTTATTGGATTGAAAGAGATTCAATAGGATTAGCGTTATACGACCCTTTAGCTAGCGAGGCAAATAGATTTACAAGTTTAACATCTGCATTAACAGTAACATTATTTTATCACAAAAAAGCAGACCATTTTGGTAGACAGATTGCATTAAATGGCACAGTTAGTGATACTACGAATTTAACGAGTGTAATGGATGAACCAAGTGAATTACCAGAACAATTTCATCAATATTTAGTAGATAAAGCTATACAGCTTGGGTATGAACAAAAACCAGAAATGATACAGATGGCTGGATACTTTAATCAAAAATTTGAAAAAGGTATTAAAGAGGGTAAAACCTTTAAAAATAGAAATAGAATAAGTGGAATGAGACACGTAAGGCAGTCCAGTTATTAATGGCTAATACATGGAGAAGAGGGGAGTTTGGATTAACTTCATTCGATGAACACAATTTAAGTTTTAGTGAATTAATTCAACATTTTAATGATAATATAAATGAAAATTTTATTGATTTGTCCATTGTGTCTGATATATCTACTACAGATATACAGATTGCTTTGGATGTTAGTACTACAGATAAGGATAAAGCTAATATATCTTATACAGATATTGGGTTGGCAAGCAGTAATATATATACTGACATTGCTAATCCTGCTAAGCCAGTAAGCGGTTATGAAGATAGAATTAAAAATACATAGGAGATAACAATGGGTGGAAGCTTAACAAGTCCTAATAAGATTAAAGATGTGTATAAAAAAATTGTTTTTTATGATGATAACAAATTAAAAGTAGATAATGGAACTGCAGATGTAACAATTACAGAAGCAGATAACTTTAGTTCAGATATTCAAGCAGGAACAGGAATACAAACTGTTGAATCAAATGGACAAACAACAATTAGTGTGGCTGATGCAGTTATACTAGAGGGTGAAACTATAACAGGGGGACAATTCTAATGTCAAATAGAATACAAATAAAAAGGTCAAACAATGCATCAAACACACCTGGAATAAACGGTGTAGCTGCGTTGGTAGCAGGAGAGTTAGCAATTAATTTTGCACAAAATGGAGGTGAAGGTAAAATATATTTTGGTAACAATTCTGGAACTACAACAGATATTACAAAAGTACTAAGTGGAATTACAAATGCACAATTAGCAGGTAGCATTGCTGACAGCAAATTGAGCACAATAAGTACAGCTAACAAAGTATCAATCTCAGCTTTGGATATAGATGGTGCAACTGCTGTATCAGGAGGAGCTGTAGCTGCAGCAGATTTAATTATTATAGATGATGGTGCTGGTGGAACAAACAGAAAAGCAACTTTAGGTAATTTAGCAACAAAATTAGGTGGTGCTGGATTAGGAGTATCTGGGGCAACATTATCTGTAGGAGTAGATGACTCTACTATAGAAATTAGTTCAGATGCATTACAAATTAAAGACTCGGGTGTTGGAACTAATCAAATAGCTAACGATGCAGTTGATAGTCAGCATCTCGCAGCTGGTGGTATTGATGAAGAACATATTGCAAACAGAGCAGTAACTTCAGATAAAATTGGTTTACAAGCTGTCGTAGCTGGGCTTTTACAAAATTCAACAAGTTCTACTACAGGTGCTGTAACATCTGATAAATTTAGACCAGGAGCAGTCAATACAGCTGCACTTGGTCCTGATGCAGTTACAAGTGATAAAATTGGAGATGACCAAATAACAAATGACCATATTGCTGCAAATGCCGTTCAAACTGCAATGATTGCAAATAATGCAGTAACTGGAGATAAATTAGCTGATAGTATTACTATTGCACAAAATTTAACTGTAGATGGTAATCTTACAGTAGCTGGAGACACTACAACATTAAGCGTTTCAACTTTAGAAGTAGAAGATACTTTTATTGAATTAAATAAAGGTATTCAAGCTGCTGGTACTGAAGATACAGTAGATGTTGGTATTTATACTGCTTATGATACAAACTCAAGTGCTACTGATTCTTTTGCTTTTACTGGATTAGGTAGAGATGCAAGTCAAGATAAATGGATACTTTTTAAAGAATTGCTTACTGAACCTTCTTCTACACCAGGTGCTATTGCAACTATGGGTAGTACCAACAGTAGAACTGGAACACTTCAAGCCAACTTAGAGGGATTATCTGGCTTTACAAATACTATCGTAAATTATAAAATAGATTGCGGTACATTTTAGGTCAATAAATGGCAACTAAGAATATCCTACAGATAAGAAGAGGTAGTAACCTCTCGAACGCTGGAACACCAGCTGCAGGTGAGTTAATATATAAAAGTGATACTAACGAACTATATATTGGTGATGGTTCTACTGCGGCTAGTTCTTTAACAGCTATTGGTGGTGCAGGCACATCTGGTTCTAACAATCAATTACTTACCGATGATGGTTCTGGTGGTATAAATTCTGAAAGTAAACTTACTTTTAATAATTCATTTTTAGAATTAACTGATGCGCAATTAAGATTAGACAATTCTACTTTTGGAACTTATAATTGGGAGTTTCAACAAGATAGTGGTGGTGATTTACTATTTAAAGTGCCGTCAACTGGTGGAGCAGAAGTAAGAGTAGTTGCAGATGGAAGTAGTTGGAAAACTACAGAAGTGCACATTGCTGGTGAAATTCTTATGCACGCAGATGGTACTAGCTATTTTAAACAAGGAGCAACTCCATTAGTACTTGGAGGTACGTCAGCATATACTACAGGTGGTACACCTAGATTAAGTATTCAAGGTGCAGGTTTAAACATTGGTAGCGGCACTAATGATATGTCTTATATGAGAAGAATAGCTACTGGTGAATATCAATGGCAAACTTGGAATGGTGCTAACGATGGAGAATTACATTTACAACCATATGGTGGAAAAGTTGGGATTGGTACCGCAACACCCTCTGCACCGTTACATATTAATGCAGCTTATCCTCAAGTAAAATTACAAAAAACAAACGATGCTACATATACTACATTTGGTAGTGGTGAAAGTTTTTTTGTTGCTAACATTATAAATCCAAGTTCAAAAACTTATGAATTTAGAAACAACTCAACTGCACAACTTAGTATTACTACTGGTGGAGTTGTTGATATACCTGGTTCTTTAACATTAGGTACAGCATTAGCAGTAGCAGAAGGTGGTACTGGTGCTACAAGTGCAAGTGCAGCAAGAGATAATTTAGGATTAGGTGAGTTAGCAACTGCAGATGATATTGCTGCAAGTAGAGTAGTATCTGGTACATTAGGTACTGCAAGAATACCTAACTTAGATGCAGCTAAGATTGTAAGTGGTACATTTGATGCAGCAAGAATTGCACACAATAGTTTTCATTTAGGAGCTACTTCTGCAGAAACTGGAAGAACAGTAAAAGAAACTGGATTGTATACCTATGAAGTAAATAATGCAAGTTTAGGAACTGGTACAGAAACTGGTTATTACGAAGTTTTAACTTATGGAGAGGGTACTGGTGGTAGTGTTCAAATAGCTGGACAATGGTTTAGTGGAACAGCTCCAAATATGTACTTTAGAACTTTGCGAGATGTATCTGATAACTGGACTACTTGGCAAAGACTTTTAACTACTTCAGACGAGGGAAGTGGAAATGGCTTAGACGCTGATACATTAGACGGAATAGAGGCATCTCAATTTTTAAGAAACGATGCTGTAACCGAAACTATAACTTCTCAAAATTGGAATAATTTTATAGATGGTACTGAAGTTCATTTTAGTTCTGTAACAAATCATACTGGTTCAAATAGACCAAGTGGTTCTTATCATTACGGAGTAGCACTGAGTTATTCTGTTAATTCAGGAGGAAAGTTTCAACTATATGCTCCAGAAACAGCTACTTTAGGTACATCTACAAATCAAGGGCTTTGGTATAGAACGGGTTGGAGTTCAACCTATCGTCAGTGGGCTCGTATTTGGGATAGCACAAACGATGGTTCTGGTAGTGGATTAGACGCAGATTTATTAGATGGTCAGCAGGGTTCTAACTATATGAGAAGCAACTCAAATCAAGATTTTAGTGGGACACTAAGCTATACTCCAGATACTGGTACAATATTATCAGTAGACGGACAAGCTATTCTACAGCGTATGACTGCTAATGGTGGTATTACTATTGGACACGATGACGCAGTTATAATTGCTGGTGGAGATACAAGTGGTGTAATGAATAGCAACATAAATAATGCTACTGAAACAGTATTTGTAGGAGCTGAAGGTGGATTTGTAGCTTATGCATTTCCAAATAATGATACATCTTGGAGTAATAGAAAAGAATTAAGTTGGAATGGTACAAGTTTATCTGTATTGGGAAATACTGTATTTCATGCTGGTAATTCTGTACAATTTACAAGTACAAAAGATAATAAACTAGATAGCATAGAAGCTGGAGCTACTGCAGACCAAACTAAATCTGATATAGATGCTTTAGGTATTAATGCTAATACATTAGATAACTATAATTCGACAAGATTTTTTAGAAGAGAAGGAAGTGCTTCTGCTACAGTAGGTCCAGGTTGGATGACAGTAGCTACTAACACAAGTGGTAGAAGAGCTGGAGAAATATTAGTTACAGATGGAGATTCTGGTGACCACGGATTTATTAGACTACATTGGTTAAGAAGTTTTGCTGATAGCAACTTTACTGTTATAAATTGTGGTGGACACCAAAATAGAATTACTGGTGTTAGGGTGTTAAGTCAAGATAGTGATAATACTTACGGAGAAAAAGTTCTTCAAGTTTATGTAACAGCAGGTTCTTCCTACGATGTAAAGATATTTCGTATGGGAGATGATGCTCATTATGCAGATCATACAGTACACACACCTACAATAGAAAATACTATAAGTGGTTATTCTGTACATGGAAATCAATTAGAAAATTTAAATACTTATGGATTTGCACATGAAGAAGGCATACTAGCTGGTGGACATATAAAAACACAAAGTAATTTAGATGCTGTAGATATTACTTCTTCTGGAACAATGAACGCCTTTAGACTTAATATTAAAGAAGGTTCTACTGTTGTAGGAGATATACAAGCTACTGATACTACCTGGCTAAGATTGAATCAAAGCACTAATAAAAATATTTATACACCAAGATATATTCGAGCAGATAATGGTTTCTTTGTAAATGGTTCATCTCAAGGTATTACTGGAGATAGTATTTTTAGAGCAGCAAATGGTTCTGAAGTAACTCCAAGTATAAGTTTTGGTAGCGATACTGATACTGGTATATACAGGTACGGTTCAAATCAATTAGGTTTTTCAACTGGTAATACATATAGAGGACATATTAATAGCGATGGTAATTGGTATATTAAAAATAATTTAATTCTTACTACTAATGATTATGCATTATTAGGTAGAGATACAGGTGGAACTGTAAGAAATCTTATAGAAGTAGATTCTAGCAATAGAGTAAAGATTGGAGATAGCAATTTAACGGGAGTACACCATCATTATCCAAGCACATATTCACAATTTAATACAGACTACGGATACCTACAAATAGGTCCACAAAATGCAAGTCATTGTCATTTTTTATCAAATATATCAAACTTTTATACTACTTCATTTTGGTATATAAATAATGGAATTACGTTAAGTAGTTATAACCAAGATGTAGAAATTAGAAGAAATAATGCTAGTGCTGATAGAATTAATATATCTGCTGACTATTCAAGAATTGTAGTTAATGGTACTGAAAGATTTAGAGCAGATACAAGCGGTTCATTAATTACTGGTACTACAAGAACAACTGGGCATTTTCAATTAAATAAATCGGGTGTTACCAATTCTCTATTAAAAATAGTTAATAGTGGTTGGTCTAACGCTACTACCCACGATATTTTATATAATCATTATGTATCTAATTTAGGAGATTATACTTATTTAAAAGGAGCTGGTAATAGTGTTAATACTCATGGAATTGTTGTTGTAGCAGACAATTATATTTTCTTAGGTAGAGATAATTTAACTACTGGAAGTCTTGACAATTCAGCAACAGCACCAATAAATGATGTATATTTGCGATTAGATGCTAATGGTAATGGATTATTCGACGGTGATGTAGTAGCATTTTCTACAACTATTGCATCAGACGCAAGATTAAAAGAAAATGTAAAAGATTTAAATTATGGATTAAAAGATGTGTTAGATATTAGACCAGTA